CATCACTGGATGATGGAGAAAGGTCGTTACTACCTTATGCCGGACAAGGACGGTAATTTCACTCCCCACGCTGGAGCTTCGAAGGAGGCAAAATTTCGCTTATATCAATCCCATTCTCGATAGCTTTAGCTATCAGCTTCTTTCCTAGCGGGGTATCCTCGTGACCACGCAACCTTTTCTTTAGCTTACCACCAATAGGAAGACCTTCTTTTTTGTCTGGTATCTCAAAGTTCTCGGCCCTTGGGTGGTAGTCAAGCTCTACCTTCTCTCTTCCTGAAGCTATCGCCTTCCACCTATCGGCAATCATACGACCTTCCTGAGTCAGCGCATAGCGCTTGCGGTAGTTCCATCTATTCTCCTGACGAAACCACATAGACGTGTCCTTATGGATGTTGATATCCTCTGACGAGAAGTAGTCGAACAGCAACTCTTTCTTACGCATCTTGACAGTAAGCCAGTCCTTAGTCTGGTTGTAGGACTTAGATAGCTGTTTAGCCATCCATTCTATGGTAAAGAACTCCAGGTCGTAGGCGTAGATAAGGAACTGGACATACATAGGCTGTAGTCCGTATTGGTGTTTGATGAACCGGTCTGCGTGCCATACGTACTTGTACGACAGATCACCACGCTCGTCGCGGTAGGCGAAGTCCCTGAACTTAAGGTCCTCCTTCTTTTTGAACTTTTTAGCCAATGAAGTAAATTGTATCTTTGTAGCAAAAGTAAATAATATGGCAACACTTAGCGGTCAGAAGGTTAAAGATGCGTTTGCTTCGCTGCTGAAGCTTTCTACTAACACAGCCACTACCACGTTAAAGAACGTGGAGTCTGGAGACGGAGTAACCACTGCGCTTCAGATCGGAACCACGAAAGTTGGAGTTAATGGAATCCTTGAGTTCCCAACTGTTCCTGCTACCGGAACCACTGAGACCTCGGCCCTGCTTCTTAATGCAAACAATCAGGTTGTACGCCGTACCCTAAACGCTGCTGCATTCTCTGGTGGCGCTGTTACTGCTGCCACGCTTCCTCTTGCTATCACCAGCTCAACTGTACGCCTTGACAACCCAGCCTCTATCTCTGACATTGGTGCTATCGCTAACGGAGACAGGTTCTTGATTTACGACGTATCTACCAACTCTTGGCGTCGCATCGACTATTCTAATCTTAAGTCGCTCATAAACCCTGGTGGTTATCAGTCTGCACCCGAGTTTGTGCTAAAGACATCAGATACATTGTCCCTAACATCAACTCCTCAAGTTCTTGAGTTCTTTTCTATAGGAACTGGTGCTGGTTCCTCAAACAAAGTTGGTGATGGAGCAGCGTATTTCTCTCTTTCAAGCGTGTATGGTGGCGTAAACGATTCGGTAACGATATTGGCTGACGGTATTCTAGTTGAGATAACTATAGCTGCAAGTCTAACTACAACTGGATCTGGAACTTCCGTAAAGTTCGACCTAGAAGTTAACGGAGCTATCGTAGATGCTAGCGATACACCACTAGGTGCTGGTGCTGACCACCACGTAACGCAAGCTTTTTTCAGAAACCTAAATAATGGCGACGTAATATCAGTAAGAGCATCAGAGACCGGTAGTGGAACAATTTCACTAGACGCATTCTCAGTACTACATCTACGCGTTCTTTAATGGATAAAGATCAAGCTAGGGTTGAACTGTTCATCTTCGCGAGGAACAGCTTCGAAGAGATTGCTGAAAAGGCTAAAGAGCTTGGCGTGTACGATGACTTTATGATGATCGGCACGGTAGGTCTTGTAACTGGAGAGCACAAAGGAAAGAACGTGGTTGAGTCTATCTCTACCATCGACGTAGACAGCCAGGAAGAGATGAATTCTTTGCTGATGTATCTTGCAACGTCTTACCAGGACGATGATGACGACGATAGTGGAGACACTTCTGATCCAGACTTCTGGCTAAATCTAAATTAAATGAAATGGACCTTATTCGTAAAATCATTGCGGGCACTGATCCGCTAAAAGCTCTGGCCTACTATGTGGGGCAGAAGGCTGGCGATGGAGAGATTAACTCTATCATACTCGATGGACAGCATTTACATAACCACGGAGAGCGTCGTTACCTTATTTATCTGAAAAAGGATAGCGGTATTATGCTGTGGAAGTCTATCGAGGGTATGCCTACGATCGTAGAGTACGACTGCAACTTCTAGTTGTAACCGACTTACAACTTAATTTAAATTACTTTATATGAAACCACTATACCATATCTTGGTACACATCCCATCGGCTGTCAATGAGACGATGAAGGTCGGAGAGACCGAACTATACGTAGACACCAAGTACAACGAGTTCCAGCATCGAACGATGAAGGCTAAGGTTGTTGGTGTTCCAGCTAAGTTTGACTGTCAGGTTGAGGTAGGAGACTACGTATTCCACCACCACCACGTTGCACTTAACGACACTCAGGTTGTTGATCCCAAGGAGAAGATCTACCGCGTCAACTACGACCAATTTGGCGGTAGCGCTAACCAAGCCTACCTGATTGAGAAGCCAGACGGAACGCTGATTGCTGTAGCCGACTGGGTATTCCTTGAGCCAGTTGAGGTTGAGCCTGAACTTAAGAGCGATGTTATCGAATTAGTTACGTTTAAAGAGCCAGAGAAGCGCTGGGGACGTATTGTGTACGGAAGCCAGTGGCTCGAGTCAGAAGGTCTTGCTGTTGGCGACGTGGTGTTCTTTGCCAAGGACGCTGACTACGAGATGGACATCAACGGGCGCAAGCTGTGGCGTATGCAAATTCACCACCTGCTATGCGTAAAGAAGTAAAGTTCACCACTGCTCAGGCAGCGAAGAACCTCATCTCCGCTATGGAGGCTGCCATCAACAATATGACCGAGGAGATCCGAAAGCCTGTAGACCCAGAACTTACTGGCTCTGCTCGCAAAGCGGAACTTCAGGCTATCAAGGATACGGCTCTAGCCTGTAAGGAGCTTATTGTGGAGCGCCAGAAGCTAGAACAGCTGATTGGTGATTTGGAGGAGTCCGGTGGCTTTGAGGAGGAGAAGGACTTCAAGGGAGGATTTGCAGAACGAATGGCTAAGAAGTAATGGCAGGGCTGAAAATGATAGACGGCAAAGAGGTGGTAAACATCTGTCCCAACGGGTCGGATGGTCCCATCATTGAGATTGAGTCTATCTTGATTCAGCTTCCGACTATGCCAAAGAATATCCTGTACGCAAATTCACCAGAAGTGAACCAACGGTGGGTACGTGAGGAGATGCCTCGTGAGCTTCAGCAGATCCAGAGTATGGACGACTGGTACGAAGCGCCGCGTGAGTTCCAGCAGAAGTGGAGTCCGTACATTGAGGAGGAGTTTCGACGCAGGAGAGAAGGTCTTTGGTTTATGAATAACGGTGTTCCAACGTACATCACTGGGCACCACTATATGTTCCTTCAGTGGAGCAAGATTGATATCGGATACCCTGGATACCTGGACTTCCAGCGTAAGCTGTTCACACACTTTGCGGCGTGCGAGGCTGATCCTCGGTGTCTTGGCCAGATATACACCAAGTGTCGACGCTCTGGTTACACCAATATGAGCGCTGCTACGCTAGTGGACGAGGGATCGCAGGTAACGGAAAAGCTGTTGGGCATTATGAGTAAGACGGGTACAGACGCTCAAGAGGCGGTGTTCGGCTCTAAGATTGTACCCATCTTCCGTAGCTACCCATTCTTCCTAAAACCTATCCTTGACGGTACCACCAACCCACGTATGGAGCTTGCGTTCCGTGAACCTGCTAAGCGCATCACCAAAAAGAACAAGACATCCTACCGCGGCGAGGCACTAGATACAATCATTAACTGGAAGAACACCACAAACAACGCATACGACGGTAGTAAGACCCATATGTTGTTTCTTGATGAGGCCGGTAAGTGGTTGAATCCTAATGACATACGTGAAGTATGGCGCATCCACCGCACCTGTTTGCTCGTTGGTCGCAAGGTGATTGGTAAGGCAATGGTTGGCTCTACGGTAAACCCACTCGACAAGGGAGGCCGTGAGTTCCGTGATCTGTACTACGACTCGGACCCTAATGATCGCAACGAGAACGGACGTACCAAGAGTGGTCTGTATAAGATTTTCATTCCGGCATACGAAGCTTTGGAGGGATTCTTTGACCAGTACGGACTTCCGATTATTGAGGATCCAGAGCAGCCAGTGATGACTGAGGATGGCACGTTCACTTCAATTGGAGCACGTACCTTTCTAAAGAACGAGCGCAAGGGACAGCAGAACAACAGCTACGAACTAAACGAAATCATCCGTCAGTTCCCATTTACCGAAGACGAAGCGTTCCGCGACTCAACGAAGTCTTCGCTGTTCAACATCCAGAAGATCTACGAGCAGATTCAACATAACGAAGAGCTGTTCCCAAATCCAGTGATCATCGGAAACTTCCAGTGGAAGGACGGAAAGCAGGACACAGAGGTTGTGTTTGCTCCAGATCCAAATGGAAGATGGAGAGTAGCGTGGCTTGCTCCTCCCGATATTCGAAATAAACGAAAGACCGAGAACAACAAATTGGTAGCTCCCAACTCTGCGTTTGGCGTAATGGGTGTTGACTCCTATGACCTTGACACTACTATTGACTACCGAGCATCAAAGGGTGCGTGCCACGTCTACAACAAGTTCTCGATGGAGCATCCGGCGAATATGTTCGTAGCGGAATACGCTAGTCGTCCGCCACTTGCAAAGATCTTCTACGAGGATGTGCTTATGGCCGCGGTGTTCTACGGTTATCCTGTGCTGATAGAAAACAACAAGTATGGCATAGCTCGCTACTTTGAAACACGGGGCTACGACGAGTACCTGATGGCACGACCTGACCACCTTGCTACAACAGCAATGAAGTCAAGCGTAAAGACTAAGGGCATACCATCCAACAGCCAAGACGTAATCCAAGCTCACGCTCAGGCAATTGAGGCGTATATCCACGACCACGTAGGTCTACACAACGAGACTGGTATGTTTGGCAGGATGTACTTCAACCGAACACTAGAAGACTGGATTAACTTTAAGATTGACGATCGAACCAAGTTTGACTTGACGATTTCGTCTGGACTAGCACTTCTCGCAGCACAAAAGCAGGTAAAACAAGTCAAGAAAGCGGACTTCAACGACAAGGTTTTCTTCCGCAAGGGTAAGGAAATTACGCGCTAAGATAACTTGTACCTTTGTGTATAAACTGCGATAAATGGATCAATACTCAGTTAAAAGCGGCGGATACGATTCTACGTTCCCCGACCCGCTAGCATCACACGAGATTAAGGCTAGCAAAGGCTATGGCCTTCAGTATGCTAAGGCTATCTACGGACAGTGGGGTAGTGCCCAGTGGGAGGGCTCACTCTACAGCAAGCGTTGGAAGGAATTTGAGATTTCACGAGACTATGCAAACGGTACGCAAGACACTTCTATCTACAAGCAAATCCTTACGTCACTTGACCCGAACAACGGAGATGGCTCGCTGGTAAACCTTGACTGGACTCCGGTACCCATCGTTCCTAAGTTCGTAAAGATTGTAGTAAACAAGATTCTTTCTGCCAAGTTCTACCCTAACCTCGAGGCTATCGATCCATTAAGCCGCAGCGAGAAGGACATTGAGAAGAACAAGGTAAAGATCTTCATCGAGAACAAGGACGTACTGAAGGAAGCAAAGGACAGCGGTCTCCGCACTGCTGTTGATCCCGACGCTTTGCCTGACACTGCTGAAGAGGCAGAGATCTTTCTTGAGACCAACGTAAAGACGGCAGCTGAGATTGCCGCACAGATTGGTACGAACCTTACCCTTAGCTGGAACGACTTTGACGAGAAGATCTTCCGCCGCAACGTAGAAGACCTCGTTACTTGTGGTATGGCTGTTGTTAAGCGCAGCAACGACCCGAACTACGGAATCGTAGAGGAGTACGTTGACCCTGCCTACTTTATCCACAGCTTCACCGACGACCCCACGTTTAGTGATATCACCTACGCAGGTCATATGAAGCGTATGAGCATCGCTGAGCTCAAGCGTATTGCTGGAGATCAATTCACCGAGGACCAGTACGAGAATATGGCTCGCACGGTTATGAATCGTTTTGGTAACGATCCCAACCGCTTTATGAACTCACAGTACGACGTGGGTATGGAGCGTTACTACTACGGATACGACGAGTACACCATTGACGTAATGGACTTTGAGTTCGTGAGCGTGGACAACATCATCTTTGAGAAGAAGGAGTCTCGCTTTGGAAACATTGGTTTCTACTTCAAGGGCCATAAGTACAACGCACCGCAGCAGAGCGTATACGACCGTGAGGCCGTTTATATGCAAAACCAAACGCTTTACGGAGGTAAGTTCATCGTAGGCACGGAGTACATCTTTGACTACGGAGTAAAGAAGAACATCCCGAAGAACGTACACGACCTTACCCGCACGAAGATGAGCTACAGCGCTGTGGCTACCAACATCCGTCGGATGATTCCTAAGTCAATGGTTAGTTCTGTTATCGGCTTTGCTGACCAGATCCAGATCACCCACCTGAAGCTTCAGCAGTCCATTGCGAAGGCTAAGCCTGATGGATTGATCGTAGACATCGAGGGACTGGAGAACGTACAGCTTGGTCGTGGCGGAGAACTCCAGCCTCTAGACATCCAAGACATCTACGAGCAGACTGGTGTATTCTACTACCGCAGTAAAAACCCTGATGGTAGCTTCCAGAACCCGCCTATCCGTCCTTTGGATAACGCTATCCGCAACATCAACGAGCTTATTACCATCTACAACCACGCACTGCGTATGATTCGTGATGCTACGGGCATCAACGAAGTGATGGATGGTTCTAGCCCGAAGGGGGACCAACTTGTAGGTGTACGCCAACAGCAATTGGCAGCAGCAAACAACGCTCTTTACGACATCACCAACGCATCTCTGGTTCTGTACCGCAAGGTGTGTGAGGACGTAGTTAAGTGCTTGCAGATCCTGCCTCCTCAGTCTATCCTGTATCGTGCCTATGAGACCGCTATCGGTCGCGAGAATATGGCTGTTCTTACTAGTTTCTCTAAGTTACCGATGTACAACTTCGGTGTGCGTGTGGTAACGGATATGAACGAGGTAGACCGTATGTACCTTGAGCAGAACATTCAAGCGTCTATCGCTGCTGGTGAGCTTGACATCGAGGACGCTATGGCTATCCGCCAGCTGCGTGACATCGACCAGGCTGAGCGCTTGCTTATCGTACGCCGCAAGAAGCGTATGAAGCAGCGTCAGGAAATGGCCCAGCAGAACTCTCAGTTCCAAGCACAGGCTAACGCACAAGTTGCGCAAGTAACTTCACAAGCCAAGATGCAGGAGGATCAAATGAAGGCTCAGCTAGAAGCACAGAAGATTCAGCTGGAAGCACAGGCCAAGGCTCAGCTTCTGCAGGTTGAATACAACCTTAAGATGCAGTTGGCACAGCTTCAGGGCCAATACGGTATTGCAGAACAGCAGATTGAGTCAGGTGTTCGCCAGAGCGCAGATAAAGAGGCTGAAGACCGCAAGGACGAGCGCATTAAGGAGCAGGCCGTAGCCCAGAGCAAACTGATTGCGCAGCGTAAAGGAGAGCGTCCTGAGCTCAAGAAAGAAGACCTCCAAGGAGAGGAAGACATCGTAGACATCATCTTAAGCGGTAGCTGATAAAGAAGTAAATTTGCACTATGGCATCCTGCACTAACCCATCTGTAGTAAATCTAGACAACGCGCAACGAATAGACATCGTATGCCGAGAGGGTGATACATTCACCATTGAGATTGACTTTTACGACGCTAATGATCAACCTATTGACCTTACTGGATACACTTGGAAGATGGAGGTCTCTGAAAGCGATACGTCTCCTACTCCGGTATTAGATTACACGGACTTCACCTACACTGGCAATAGCACTGGAAAGCTTTTCGTAAATGCAACCGCAAATACGATGTCAACGATTAACGGAGGGATGTACATCTACGGACTCCAGAGCAACGACGCTGGTACGGTCAAGACTTGGCTGTACGGGC